GCCACTGGCTTAAGATCAGACAGCCACTTTGCAATCTTGCTAAATAGCGCAGACAACTTCTCGCCAGTGGTTATGTTGGCGCGCTCCGCCGCCGCCGAAAAAGTCACCGTCGTGTCCGAAGCATCCCCCTCCTCGGCTACTGCCCCAACATCCGCCGCCGACAGACTTACGTTCCCACGGCGGTAGGCTGCCTCCTTTGCACCCTTGACCCCCGTCACCGGAGTACCCGCCAGAACATCCCACTTGCCGTCTGATGTTTTGTAGATATTTGCGCCGGCAGGAATTACATTCCCGGATCCCTCTTTAAAATCATCTGTTGTCGTAAATTCGTCTGAAATATTAAACATCCATCCTGCATTGACATCCGGAAGCGCCGGAAGATCTGCAAAAGCACATGTGCCATGCGGCTGCAATCCACCTTTTAGTCCCTCTGATACGTCTTTTGCCTGCTGATAATAATATTTAGCATTATCAGAGTCCTCTCCCTCCCGGCTGCCGGTACCGCCAACGGCATAACTCTGTGCTTTGGTTGCACTATCTGCTGAAGATTCTGCTTTTCCGATAATTTCTGTTGCTTTCCGTGTGGCAATATCGGCTTTCTCACTAGCTGTAATTGCTGATTCACTGGCGGATGTTGCCGCCGCTGTCGCGGTCTGTGCTGATTCAACAGCTGAATCTCTGCTTGATTTTGCCACATTCTCAGATGCCTTTGCATTAGATTCTGATTGTGCCGCTGCCGCCGCACTTGTCTGTGCATTGCTTTTGGATGTTGCCGCCGCTGTCGCACTATCCTGCGCCTCTGTTGCCGCACTTCTTGCATTATCCTCGGATGTTGCAGCATTGCTTGCGCTTGTTTGCGCCTTTGCAACCTCTACTTTGACCTTTGCCAGATAGTTTGGTTCCAGATGTTCTTCTTTGATGCTTCCCTCTTTTACGATAGCTGACACCTTGCCGTCTGTATCGATGATAAATGCTACTGTATCCGTGTCTAAAAATTCATACTGCGTAATCAGCGCCGATAAATCTATGTACTGCTTCGTGCCATCGATCAGAGTCAGTATAATCTGCTGTGTAGTCGGGTTATAAGTAAAGTTGACAGCAATTTTCTCCATCTGTGTGTCAATGGTAACCCTAGAGCCATTTTTCTTCGTAATGGTAATAATTCCTGTAGATTCCTCAAATGTCACATCTGATACAAGTGTAGCAACCTCTGTTTTTGTTGCCTTGGTTGTGTCAAGCGTAATCACACGGTCGTCAATGGTATCTGTGGCACTGTCCAAACTGTTGAGATTCGCTTCATTCAAAGGCGTAGCATCGCTTGGGTAATTCTCCCAGTTGATACGGTTATATGCTTTATTCATGATCCTCGCTCTCCTTTTTAAGATTTTCCTGCATCTGCTCCCGCTCGGCGATAACGTGCCGGTTTGCTTCCGCTTCTACCTGGTGCAAAATATCCTTAAGTACCAGATGCTTAACCTCAATCGGAATATCAACACTTGCATTGATAAAATTGATAATGTCATTCTCAAACTCACGAATTTTTTCATTGACCATTTTCTCATCCTACTTTCTTTTTTAATTCTTCTAGTGCCTCTTGCTGTAACTGTACTGTAGCGATCAGATCAGCGATCAGTTCCGTTTTGTCAAGCGCATAATAGGTATTGCCATCCGGATCTGGATTCTTAGAGCAAATCGCCCAGTCTTCATCTCCAATCGCAGTCAGTACCTCCTGTGCAATCAGACCGTGCCGGTAATGCCCGTCCTGGTCATAGTTATAAACAAATCTGCAAGGACGTAAAGACTGTATAAGCGCGGCGCTCTTTTCTCTGTCAAGGGATTCTATCCCGTGCTTTAGTCGCTTGTCAGAATAAGATTCCCATCCATAGGACGATATTCCTTTTCCGCTTGAGAGCATTTGTGCTATGGTGTTTGCCGACGTGTCGCGCACCGTCACATCAGAGTAACTTGCCGTGAGTTCACGCGTATCTGCCGCCGACCGCAAACCATCCGTTCCCATCTGCACAAGAGTTCCTTCCCGTTTCAGTTCAACCAAGTTGTCCGTACTCTCTGTCGCGTCAATATGCACATACCCACCGGTCATCTCCACAGATCCCCTGAGTTCCAACAAATCAGCTCTAATCTTTAATCCCTCTGCTGACTGGTTAATTTCCGAAACGACACTGTCCCGGGAAACTTTGCTTGTGATCCCCTCTGCATTGACCTGTATTGCCGCCGCAAGCTGTCCCTCTTTTTCTGTTGCCCTGTTGACCTCTGCAGTAATGCTCTCTGCCGTCTGGCTGATCTTACTGGATAGCGTACCCTCGGCGCTCGTTGCACGGTTGACCTCTGCAGTAATGCTACTCGCATTCTGGGTAATCCTTGATGATAACCCATCTGTGGTATTTTTTACCTCTGCCCGGATTTCTGATGCTGTCTGTGCGATCTGTGACTGCAATCCCTTTTCCACGTCAACAATTGTGGATTTCGTCTCCTCAATTGAGCGTTCCAGAGTGTTGCTCTTGCCTTTCAACTGCAATATGCTCCGCTGTATTCCGTTGACCTTACTTGTCCGGTACTCTTCTCCGTTCGCTTCCAGATCGTCGCGCAAAGCCTGTATGCCTTTCATCGTGCGCTTTAGGATGTAAGTCTCTATCAGTTCATATTTTGTAGCCAGCCGTACCGCATCTCCGGCTTCAAGGCATGGATTTCCTTTGCAGTCAGCACTAAATGGTCTGTATATAATTCCTTTTATCTTTGATAACGTTTTTTCTCCAATTTCGTTTAATTCCTTTGTACCTTTCCCATAAACAAGGAAATTTCCCTCGATCACATAAGTGTTTTTGCCATCACCTACAATCACTCCTATATCATTCTCTTTTTCACGAATTTGCAGTTTGTCAATTGTTCTGACAATATAATCTTCATATTGTGCTGAAATGTACTGGCTTTTACTTATGCTGGTGCTCTTTGGATTTCTAGGGTAAAGATCATCCGCCGGGTAAAGATCATTCGCCGGATAAAGCCCCTGCATCTCTTGCGTTAAGTACACATAGCGAAACTTTCCAACGCGTCCGATATTTCCCATACAACCGTTAATTTCAAGTATACAAAACAAAACCTCTTTTCCGCTTATGGCTTCGCCTATCGTGCTTTTCTCTGCGGTATCTGAACTTCCGCTACTTGATGCTTTCACTTCTACAGTTTTTTCAATAATCATTTCATCATTTACAAGAGATACTTCTTCCTGTTCCACTCCAAAATGATTAAAAAAGCTATCTCTGAATTGTTTGAGCGTTACCTTGCTATCTTTTTGTGGAAGTATCTGATTGTACCAATCAGTAACATCAGATGATAAAATATCATACAAAGCATCGTAAGCTACCACATCCCGGCACGTCCGATCTGCCGTAGGTGTGTCAGAATAAACCTTGTATCTTCCTATTTGGAATGGTTTATCTTCGTGACCATCAAGAGTCATCTTTGCAGTCAACCACTTGCCTTTCATTGGCAAGAATACATTGGACACCGTGAATTTAATCATACCGGCTTCACATGCCCCGAATGTTAATTCAGATTCCGAACACAAACTTTCGGTCAATTCGAATTTTTCTTGGTGTAGTTCTGTATTTGTGATATTTATTTTTCCGTCATCAGATACGATGGATAACTGCTTATCGACCGTATCTTTTTTGAACAAGTCGCCATATTTATAATTAACCACCGTACACACCCCCTATGAAAGCAAGCCGAACTGAATTGTAACGAATTATTCCATCATATGTTCCGTATATCGTAGGCTGAAAATCTGCCATATAGCCATACTGCGTCACATAATCGTCATATTCCGGGATATACGCTGTGATATAGCAGGCTCTCCCTGTCGCATTTGTGAACTGGCTTCTGATATTATTTAAAACCTCGTTGAAAGTCTTATTTGTCAGCATAGCCGGTGTTTCAAACTCAACCTTTAATGCCTTTAACTCCACAGCATTTCTATGCAGATAGCCATTGGCATCTGTATAATCGTCCAAATCCTGCATGTTGACATATGGACTGTATGTCTCTGCTTTCATAAACGACATCGGCACTGTGTAATTTCCAATCTTTAACAGCCATCCGCTGTACGCCATGCGACCACCTCCAATCAAGTTACTCTTTCAGATTTACAAATACGAACACCGTTATCATCACTTAAAAATAAGATTTCAGTTTTTCCGTCCGGCAGAATATCCGCCACAAGGCAATTATTCGGATTTCCTATTGGCGTCCGATTTTCCGAGCACTTACCCCAATCTATCGGTTTATACTTTTTTCTCATGGCTATTCTCCTGAAAATAGGTATAAAAATAGCACCTACCACCAATTTGATAGATGCCACTTCTTTTTCTTGATCTATTTTGTAATTACTTCGATATTGGGCGATTTAATCACAATTTTCTCCGGTGTGTGAATTACTTCCGTGTTCCCATATGTAATCCTGATTTCTAATTTGTTCATAAAATTTCTCTTAAATTTCATACTCCGGGTATGCTGCTTCCCAAACATTCCTATGGTAGGTATTTACCTCTCCATAATTTGCATCAAAAATCTTTTTCACGCCATATCCAAGTTCAATGCTCTCTTCTTTGAGTTTTCGCCAATTAAATGTTTTCCAGTCCACACCGTTCATTGCTGCAACACGCTTAATAGAATACCAGTCTTTGCTATAGTCAAGTTCCTGCTGCAGCTTTTCATTCTCCTGTTCTGCAATCTGCCTACGCTCTACTTCATCCGCATATGCCCGAAGTGCCGATGGAAAATCTTGCGGTATCTGTCCTCTCTCCATCTCATCAAACCGTTTCACATACCTTGCAGTAAATATGATTCCTTTTTCGCCCGTAAACTTGTTAGCAAGGAAATCACACCCTAAACGAGTTACTTTGTAGCACTTATTTTCCTTGCCGCTGGAATCCTTGTATGTAGAAAGTGTAAAATAATCACTAAGAGGAAAATTCCCCCGAGTTAAAACCGGTATAATTCCAATTTGTTTAACACTTCCATCTGGTTTCCTTGTTCCCTCTAATTTCTTTAGGATTTCCTTGTGTTCTACTTCCATCATTTCTGCAATTTCAACTGTCGTTATCGTGTTCGCATTGTTTTCAAATCCGATTTCATCTTTAGTTATAAGAGCTGTGTATGCCATATCTTATATCTCCTAAATTTCCGAGCCTTACATTTCGCAAGGCTCAACCTTTAAATTCACGTGCGTTAGGAACATACCCTAACAGGAGTTACACGCTATATATTCAATCCATTTGGATGAATTTTCAAACAAAAAGACCACCAAAGACTGAATTTCTTCAATCTCTGGCGGTCACGAATCCGCACCTATTCCTCATAGGCTTGCAGGACGTCCTAAATTCTTTAGGTCTTGCCTGCGTGATTTTTAATTATTTTGTATTCTATACCATATGCCAAAATCTGTCAATCAAATTCCAACCTCTGCTGCATATTGGCATCGTCAATCTGTTCCTGCAAAAAATACGGCGTCTGATAGGCATTTATCACTTCCACTGCCTTGTCGCACTGGTTACGCTTGATGCTCTTGTAAGACCGAACACCAAAGTTGTATTTCAGATTGGCATACAGATTGTTGTAAACCTTTTGGCGCAATCCACGGTTGCTGTATGCGATTGACTGTTTGCCGCCCATGATTGAAACGCCTTTCTTTCTGACAGCTTCCGTAATGCGGTCGGCTTCCACCGGAAGTATCGGTAAGTCCATCTTAAGACTTTCCAAATCCGCCTTGATTTCGTCGACCTCTGCTTTAAGCTCCGTGTGCCCCTGTGCAAGCAATGCAATCTTCCCGTCCGTGGTCTGAGGCATCATATATGTACCAGTCTTACGAATGGATGGGAGAACTTCGGATGTTACCCATTTCTTGAACTTCTTCGCACTTTCCAGTTTGCTACCAAAAATGAGGGAGTACAGACCGCTTTCATTGATAACGGTTATATCCCTATTCTGACCCTGACTCACCATTTTGGTGAGTCGCTTATCCTCTTCGTCTACATGACGGTTAATATCTCTACTACCGTTTTGGTACCCCAGAATATCCGCTACGTCTTTTCCTACAAACCACGGCTCATTGTCAATGACTACTGTTCTAATATCTCCAAATTCTGGATTGTTAAAAATCTGAATATCGTTCATAAGCAAATCCCCATCTCTTATATTTTCGGAACATAAGTTCCGTCCATAATGCCAATAGCAAGTTTCATGCCCTCTACGGCATAGAATCGGTTATTGTCAGTAGTACAGTCAATAAGAAGTTCGAGCAATTCATCATAAACGCTTTCGCTCACAATTCCCTTAAGTCTCTCCATGAGCGGCTCAAAAAATTCGCGCCATTTCCCACCCTGTTCCTCATCTGCAATTTGACTTGCGTATACTATTTCCAAAAATTTGTTCATTATCTCGCACCGCCTTTCTTTACAAGGCGGTAAATACCGTCGTGATCTATTACGTCCTCATCATTCAAATCTGCCATAAATATTACAACGCCGCGCAACAATTTTTCGTTATCACATTGGATTGCAAGCCGAGAAAGCAACGATCTGTACTGCTCAATTTGGCTCGGTAAATAAGTCCCATCCTTTTTTATGATTTCATTTCTGAAAAGGTCCTTAAGAATTTCGCTGGCAATATCAACCTCATCGGATTCGTTCGGCAGTCCGAGCAAATTCATGGCTGATGTTACCACTTTGCGAAAACCAATCGGAGAAAAATTATCAATGTCCGTTTCGGTACTCCAACCACGGTTATACTTCATCCTCTCGATTTCCACAACATGATTCACTTTCTCCATCAGCGCGTCACTATTAAGTATCGTTCTTACAATTTCTTCAATGTTTCTCATAGATTTTTCCTGCCTTTCGTTTGCTGTTTGACAACCATTCCAAAAAGCGGTATAATCCATGTATCAACCGCTTTTGGTGGTTGCTTGAGTATTGGAGTAGTTATATTGCTTGTCAGGGCGGTAACTACTCTTTTTCATTTTCTAAAACATTTTCAATCCCTTTTCTTACAACATCAGTCCTCGTGACGTTGTGTTTTTCACAGTATTGGTTAAGCTTATCATTTGTTTTTTCATCAATTCTTGCTTTAACCTCTATCGTTTTTGGAGATAATGCTTTAGGTCTTCCTGTGCGTGGAGACATTTTTACACCTCACTTTCTGTGGCACAATTAAATAATAATAGTTGAGCCACAAAAAGTCAATACCCTTTTGAAATATTTTTCAAAAAAAGAAGCGCATCTCTGCGCTCCCTCTTATATACCCGCTTTCCCCAGCCTTTCCCAATCTGCATCCCTAGTACATTCATCCTTTTTCTTCAATAAGTTTTCGTTCTCTTTTTCCAGTTTTTCTATTTTTATTTCCAATTTCTTTTTCTCTTTTTTCAATGCAATATTCTCTTTTTCCAAATCGTCCGCACGAATAAGCGCGTTTGACTCCCTATTAAAAAGATCAGTATTGTGAGCCTTTAATGCATCTTTTTCTTTATTTAACTCTCTTATTTCCCATTTGTAATTCTTTTTATCTTGCGTCATCTTAATTTTCAATTCTTCTATCGTTTGATGTGCTTTATTCAACTTCTTTTTGCACTCATTTAGTTCTGATTCAGACTCCCTATTCTCCATCGTAATTCTCCACATATTAAATCCAAATTTATATGAAAGTGTAGCCACAATCATTACATATAATTTTATTTATTTCATATGTTTGATCTTTTCTCAAAATCTTTTCCTTTTTATTTACTAAAGTAAACGGTTTAAATGGATTTAGATTTGCAGTGTATCTTGTCTTTGTTTTGCCTGGTACAAATTTCTGCTCCGTATAATGAGAACAATTTTCGCTCCCACATCTTGGACAGTAAACCTCTTTTTTTTCTCCGAATAAAGTATATTTATATATACCATTAAATCCCGTGTTTTGAGATCTTTCAACAGAATTTCTTAAGAATAATTTTCCAACACCTGTAATCTCTGGCTCTTTTGGGCGTTCCCACCCTCTATCATTTTCGTTTTCTTGTTCGTATGATTTATAAAATTCACTTTTCCCCGCAGACATTTCATTGTTTTCGTGTTGTTTCAACGGAAATCCGCAATTGATACACATTTCTGCTTTGTCTGAAATTTCTTTTCCACATTCAGGACATTTAATCAACGCCATGTGTTACCCTCCCGCCACTTGTAATAAAATGATTCTACCACAAGTGGCGGTATTTGTCATTAGAAAATATATGCTTCTCTTCCAGTTCTGTTAAAGTAATCTTTTGCATAATTGCGAGCGCTTTTTCCGATCTGCTCTGATGTAATTCCAAATTCTTTTTCCAAAATTCCTTGAAGCAACTGATTTTGCTGTCTTAGCAATTCCATTTCCTGTTGCGCCGTAATGTACACTGCATCTCGAATACCGGTAATTTCCTGTCCACCGGCAACCGCTGTTTTCCCTCCGACAGTTCCCAGCATTTCTGCCCGTCCATTTTCTCCTGCCATAAACATACTGTACTGGCTTGGGAATCCTCCGGCGGCAAAAGTAGGAATTTTCCCGAGATTTATACTTCCGGCTCCAACAATCTGCTTTCCAGCAATGTTTACCGCATCCCACGAAAAAGAAAGCTTTGAGTTCATCCAGTTTGCAAATCCGTTCCATATGTGTTTTACAGCGGCTATAGCATTATTCCATGCATTTTTTAATCCATCTGAAATACCACTAAATGTCCACTTGTCTGTTGTAAACTTTGGAGCAACATCTTGATTCCACCACTTATAGAATCCGGTGTTTTCCCACCATCCAGTAAATTCCTCCCACTTTTTAGATAGACCTTTTCTTATGCTTTCTCCAAGATTTTTCCATGTATCTTCTGTAAACCATGGAGAAACTTTCTCGTTCCACCAAACGGCTATACCTGTGTCACTCCACCATGTAGAGAATTCCTCCCATTTAGTCGAAAGACCTTCTTTTATTCCGTTTCCTATTTCAAGCCAATGATCTTTAGTAAACCAAGGCAAAATATTTTCTTGAATGTATTCAGATGCTTCATTCCACTTTTCTTCTATCTTACCTTTTATTTCTCCTATTTCTGTCTGTATTGAGAGCTTTTTTTCTCCCCAATATTCCTTTACATTTTCCCACCATAAAGAAATATCATTTTGAGTAGTTGTCAATTTATTATGAACTGGTAGTTCAACATTTAATCCCCACCATTCTTTTATTTTTTCTTTGAATCCAGATATTTTTTCTCTCAAGTTTGGAAGAACAACTTCTGCTCTTAAGTCCACATTATCTAGTCCATTCATTTGTTTCCATTCATCTATCCACGCTTTTAAATCAAAGCTACTTGGAACTTTTAAGCTGTCTGGAACATTATTATTGAAATCGTTTAGTGCCTTTTGGTATTCATCTAAAGATGCATAATCTTCTTTTTTCGGCATCTTAATGTTTAAGTCAACTCCGTCTGAATAACTCTCAAGTATTCCTTTTTGACTTAAAATGCCCCCACCATATGCATTTATCCACTCAAACGGATTTATAAGCTGCTTTAAGCTTTCCTGCAAATATTGTAAAAATCCACCATCCTTATATGCTTTTACTAGATTTTCTGCATCTTTTTTTATACTGTCTTTTCCAATAGTAAAAGTTAACGCCCCAACTGCAACGGAAAGTGAAATTGGGACTATATAAGAAAGAATTGACTTTACTGACTCTTGTCCAAACGCCGCCACAAACTTCTCACTAATCAGTTTTTCTATCGTTTCCTTAAGAATTTTACCTGTAAGAAATTTCCCTGCATACTTAAGTGCAAATGCTCCAATAATAAGAGATATTGTCTCAAGATCAATTTCACTCAAAAAATCCGTTACACCATCCCATACTTCTGACCACTTGATATTTCCAATTGCTGTTGTAATAGTGTCATATATTCCGTGAACCCATGTATTGATCGTTCTACCAAGTGCCGAAAAATCAAACGTTTCAAAGAAGCGATTCACTCCTGCGGCAATGGAATCTCCCAGATTTGTCCAGTCAAATTCTTCTCCAAATGACAAGGCTGTATAAATTGCTGTGTTCAGCGCACTTGCAATCGTCATGCCAACATCTCCGAACAATCTTGGTGTAATAAGACCATTAAGGAAATCTGCCAGCCCTTTTCCAAAGTTTCTAGCCTTGGAATAAATTCTATCCCAGTCAATAGATTCCATGGCATCTGATAACGCATCGCTGATATACGCCCCAAGTTCCCGCAAACTTCTGATCTGACTTTCATAGTCCTTGAAAATGGTGTCTACCTGTACCAGCCCACCTGACGCACCACCGCCGGATGCACCACCACCGCCGGAACCACCAGAACCAGATCCGCTTGAATTATCCGGAGTGGTAATCAGATTTAGTTCGTCAAAGGCTCTTAAGCCCTTATTCATCTTTTCAACGTTCTTCGCTGCCTGTCCAGTGCTTTCTGCTATATCAGCCGCGCTCCCTGCTGCATCAGACCAATCATCTGCCAAACCACCGGCAGAAATCTCAAATTTCCATCCGAAGATTGATCCTAACGCATTGGTTACTGTCGTTGCAAAATCAATAACTTTCTGCATGACTGCATTAAGAGTTCGCACAAACGGTTTAAAAGCGTTAATCAGTGCGCCACCGATAATAGCCGCAAGCTGTTCAAATGACTGCTTAAGGATTCTTACCTGGTTTGCCCATGTGTCTGATGTTCTCGCAAAGTCTCCTTGCGCCGCGGCTGTATTAGCCATAACATACTGATACCGGAGCATGGTCTTTTCTGCCTGCGTCATAGACGAAATGTCGGCATCTAGTCCCTGTTTCATAGCCCACTCTTTAAGGGTAGCCTGTGTGAGGTCAAGACCGTATTTTCTTAAAGGCTCTGTCTCTCCGGTAAATACTGCCTGTAAGTTTCTAGCAACGTCAGACTGCTCCATATCATAGAAAGAAGCCATATCAGCAGTCAGCTTTGTAAGCTGTAGCGACATGTCAGCCATCTTTCCTTGTGAAAATCCCATGGCTGTACCCATAGCTTGGAATCGGCTTGCCACCTGTTTAGCGGTCAACTCTGACATGCCAAAATCCTGTATGGATGTTTTTGAAAAGTCCTGTATCAGCTTCTCATAATTGCCGAATGTGGTACGTACAACGTTCTCAACCTCTGTCAAAGAAGATGATATATCGATAGCATCCTTGATCTTTGAAAAAGCACGAAACAACAGCCAGTATGATGCGTACAGCTTTCCCAACGCTGCAGCAAGGCTAAAGCTGTTACTCTTTGCCTTGTTCGCAGATCCACTAAAAATGTTCAAACTTTTTCCGAGAGATGTTGCTGCTCTACCGGATGATGCTCCTGTTTTTGCCAAATTGGCAAGTGCTTCTGTCATCCGTATGATGTTTGCGCTTACGTTAGGTGCTTTCGAAAGCGTCTCAAACAGGTATTTAAGGTTATCTGCAAGCAAAGGTATGTTGTTTACTGCCCTGCCGCTCGCAACGCTTCCTAACCTTGATATGGACGTCACAAGGCTACTCATGTTTGTCATATCAAATTTCAGTTCGCCGATTTTATTCATCTGGCGCACAAAATTCTGTAGTTGCGCTGATATTTGCGGCAAATTGGCTGTCGCCTGTGTAGAAATCTTACCACCAAGTTTGCTGATACTTCCTATCAGATTGGTCAAACCTGTTGTATCAAAGTTAAGCGCCCCTACGCTGTTCATTCCTTTGACAAAATAAGCAAGGTCATCCTTAATTTTAACTAGATTGCTTGTTCCTACAGTAGCCAAAGTTCCGCCCATTTTAGACAGAGCCGCCGCCGTATTTAAAATACCGCTGGCATCAATCGTTTTCGTATCTTTCATTCCTGCCGCAAGATTTTTCATTGCAGCAGATATACCATAGAAAGATGATGTGTCTACATTTGAGAATTTGCTTAATGCGGTGGCAAGTGATGTAATCTCTTTTGATTTTGCACCCTTAAACCCTGTTGCCGCGTCAGACATGCTTCTAATTCCAGATGCTATGTTTGAAAGTTTACTGGTATCAAATGATAGACTTTTTCCAAGACTATCCAAACTTGATGCAAGTTTATCAATGGAATCGCTCGCTTTTGCAGAATCAGCCTTAATTTTTATCTGTAATTCATCAATATCTGCCATGACCGCACCAACTTTCTACGCATAATAAAAAGACGGTAGGCTGTGACACCTTACCGTCCTTGATTTTTTACTGAATCAAAATTTTCTGCCCTACATAAATTTTGTTTGGGTTCTTGATCCCGTTGTCTTTCTGCAATTTTGCAACCGTTACATTGTTTTCTTTTGCGATCTTTGAAAGTGTATCGCCGCGTCGTACCGTATACGTTGTCTTTTTATCTGTAGACATCACAGAAGCATCCGTTGATCGAATATCTCCATCGTTGCACCAACCTACTGCAACTCCATTTTTTGAAAAGCAATATGGATTATGCGTACCCGCTTTGATTCGTGTAATCATTCCGGAAGCATACTTGATGATCGCATCTCCAATACCAGCCGTGGAAGATTTGTAGTAAGAAGAAACAGTGATTTCCTCTCCAACCTTATGAAGCGTGTTCTCTGGTTCTGGCATGACATTTACCGTGTCTACCGCTACATACAGTTCATTCAGATCGACGCATCCGGAAACACCGGCTACAAATCCCTTTGAACTGTACTGCCATCCGTAAAGTTCATGAAGAATATCAGGCTTCTTGTCTTCCGGTGCGTCCGCCGTAATCATCATAGGCGTACTGGACGGGTATCTTGCGACCCAAAACGGGCAATCAATATGCTCAAGATATGGCTTGATATAGCTGTTGTAAAAAGACAGACCCGTGTATACACCAAATTTGCACCCTGCGGCTTCAATGATCTTCTGATATTCATTGATAATAGAGACAATCTTATCGCCAATATTCTGCTGGCACTTATCCTCTACATCCAGCCATACCATCACATTTCTTCCGGCAAGAACTTCGATCACTCTTTGCGCATCGGTCTGTGCTTTTTCTGCGTTGGTTGCGTAGCTGTAATTATATACGCCCTGCACTGGAACGCCAGCTTCTGTTGCTCCTGTCCAGTTTGCTTCAAAATACTTGTCCGGCTGCAAATCTTTTCGGATTACTTTCAAAATGGCAAATTCAACGCCGTTCTCTGCTACTTTTGACCAGTTAATATTTCCATTGTACCCGGAAACATCAATACCTTTAATTTTCATGTGGCACCTCTTCTTTCTTTGGGTGGCTCAACTCATAATTTGATTGCATAATTTTGAGTTTTGCCACAAATAATTCTCTTTGTTTCTGAATTTCCTCTTCTGTCATTTCAGAATCGTTTAACAAACTATGCTCTGTGATAGGCTTGTCTACATACTTTGATTTAGCTTTTTTACCAGCAAGACAATGTTCTACTGCCACTGATACCGCTGACAATCCATATGTTCCAAACCACATCCACATATCATTGTCTCTTTGCTTTTTATCTAAGTTGTAAGCATCCGCATAAGGCTGTAAATCAGCCGGGCAGGACGCGTCTATATCACACACGGTAAATCCATACCCTTTAGTGACTAAAAGCCAGAATGGGCGGATTTCCGTGCAATATGTTCCCCATGTAAGTTCTCTCTGTTCTTCTACTTTTTCCTCGGAGTTTTCTTCTCCGCTTCTTTCTGCTCTGCTTTGAGCAGTTTTGATAAAAAACCGTTTTCAAGTAACTCTGTTAAAAGTGCATTGTAAAGTGCATGAACATCTGCATCTTCTCCGTCAAAGTAGTCATCCAGCATGGCATATACTTTTCCAAGCTGCTGTTCCTTTTCTTCTTCAGTTTCCAAGTTGTATCCAAGCTCCTCTTTGTGAAACTTCTGCGCGCCTACAAGGATTAACTCCGGAATAAATAAAAGGATTTCGTCAACCGCTTCAATATTTTTCATCTGGTCTAATTTTGCTACTTTCTTGATAATTCCGCTTTTCACGGTTGCTTCATATCCGAATTTGATCTGTAACTCTTTCTCTCCAAGCTTTAATTTTGTCATTTTCTTTCCCTTTCTCCCTTTTTATAGGGAAAGAGCAGTCCGAAGACCGCCCTATTCTTTTAAACTGTTCCCTCAAGTTCCGCTTCGGTTGTCTGGTTATCGTCAGCCGATTCAACCGAACTATTCGACTGACGTGTTATTCCCCCGGTGTAAAAGCTACAGCGGTGTCCATTCCCTTGTATTCCTCAATGGTAAGGTTCATTTCAACCGTCAAGAGTTCGTTCTGACCAATCTCCGGCTGCGGTATCTGCTCCGGTGGCTGTGCGACCACAAAAAACGCATCGGTAAATCCAGGAATAATAGTTTCAAACCACATTCTTTTCCCGCCTGAAAGTGCCTTATACGCCGTGATAAGCGTTTCCCACTCTTCCTTTGTGGCATCCGTAAGGTTTACCGTGATAGGGAAAGAGCCACCGGTATCTGCGCGACCCTTTACATATCTGGTAATTGCATCCTCTAAAGCGGATGCGTCAATCTGTTCCGGCTCAATGTTGATACCTCCGATTGCGTTAATTCTCGTAAGCTGTTTAAACGATGTAGGCTTTGTTCCGGCTGTTGTTTCTGTTCCATAGCCAAACGTAATGCCTAACGTAGACAATCCTGCTTCTGCCATTTTTACCTCTCTTTCTACCGCCAAATAATGCGGTTATCGGGCGCATCTTTTTGCACCCGGTGCATAAAAAATAGAGCCTTTCGGCTCTTTTACATCAATCTGTCGTTGGCTCCGATTATCCGCCGGAACCTTGCAACGCTTCTAAATTTTTTCTCACTGTCATTTTTAAACTCCGGCATTTCTGTGATTTGAAATCGCATCTGTTTAAATGCATCAGCTAAAATAGCCATAATCCCTTTTGCATCGCTTTGCTTTGTGTTTGTAATGACGTCAACCTGTATTGTTTCCTGCACCGCATTTACGAATGTGCCCTCTAAATCTGCCCCACGTTCAAGCCCCGGCATCTCATGGATGTAAATAGTCGGAAAAACAGGGTCTTTATCAAGGTTCTTTTCAACCGTTGTAAATGCAGTGTCAAAATTCATGCTTTTATATCTCTTCTGGAGTTTTGGTTTGGCAATCGTTACCACATTGGAGAAAATGTTTGTTTCAAGGTCAAATACCCACTGGTTTCCTGCCATTATTTAACCACCTCATATGTTTTCTTGAAAATATCCGGCTTGCATGGATATAATTCTCCACTTACACCGCGGATAATATAATCTCCAACAGTAACATGATGGTTTCCTTCAAGCGTCTTAATGTAAAGTTCGCATGACGGCGCGTCTTCTGAAATCGGATTCTGGTAAAACAAAACGCCTTTTTTAAATGCTTCTGACGCCCATTTCGGCACGTACCAATTACCGTTTTTATCCTTTAAATCTCCGTCATACTGAAATGCTTCAATTACTACCGGTTTTTTCCTGTACTTCATTATCCAAACACCTCCTTCGCTGTCTGTGTAACAATCTGGCGCAATTCATTTGCTGTCAGATACATGAATGGTCTGCTTGGCATTCCCTCTGTAAACCACCAATCGCCATTGTCGTCCTGATAAAACCATCCATATCTTCCATCTGAAATCTGATGGATAGTTTTTCCACTTGCGTACTGCCACGAAACACCCTCCGGCAGTTTCCCAGGATAAGGACTTTGCTGTCCCACAATTCCGGTTCCAAACTCAACAAATGCGGCGTGGTCTGTACCGGCTATTACCGCCCATATCCCGCCGCCTTTAGTGCTTCCTTCATATTCCGCGTAAACACTTGAAATCAGTTCCGATGTAAATATTGCGTCAAGGTCAGCAATTTGCACTCTGGCAATCTCTACGCCCTTTTCCGCGAGTTTTTCTGCCAATAGCTGACATTTATATGTCAAGCTGTTTTGATAGGCTCTAAGCTCTCGTATGACGTTCTTAACATACTTTTCAGACAGGCTCATTGTGATTACTTTCTTTCCCATTCAGCACCTACTTCACATTTTTTTGCAATAAGAACAAATCAACCGTCAATCCCTCGTCTGCAACACCTTTTACGATGTAATCAGCCGAATTTTCGTCAACGATTGTATTCTCTTCATCTTTGTACCTTACATCTGACCGTTTCCATACCAAAGAGCCGACGTTCAATGGAAGTTTCCCTTTGTCCTCGACAATCTGAACAAAGTTTGTGGAATTGTCAACGCCAAACTCTTTTATAAGTGCTTCACTCAACTTATTGCTGATTGAAGAATAAAAAACCACAGGCTTCTCATAACCTGTGGTATATTCTCCGGTTGTTTTCGGTATTTTGTTTCCATCCTCATCAAGGTAATAAATTACATTTCCATCAGAGTCGGTATATGACGAATATTCAATGTTTCCATCCTCGTCCGTCACATACACCGGAACCTTGCCGCTCTGTAGCGAATAATTCATTTTTTGCTTGTTAATTTCAAGCATTTCACTTCACATCCTTGCCGAACCGCTTCCACAGTTCAGAAAGCTTTTCCCATCCATACATTGCGACAAACGCAACAATAAATCCTGCAATAATAGCCGCCAAAATCATATGCCATAAAATTGATGTCTGGATGTACTGCATGTATGCCACAAATGCAGCGACCGTGATACCGATAGAAAGGACAAATACCAGAATGTCCGTCGGAACCTTAGAAAATACGCCTACACCTTTGATTACCTGTGTTACCACAGACACAACAAATGCCAGTGCACCAATAATCGCCAGAATAATTGTCATGTTAGCAATTACCGCCTGTATAATATCCATGATTAAACCTCCTTGTCATCATTAAGACGGGTTTCTATTCCGTCAATTCTGTGATGAGCCGATTTCACACTTTCCTCGACCTTTATGATCCTGTTGTCATGAGAATTTATTTCTTTTCGCATCTCAGATACTTCATTTTTGATCTCGGTCGTGTTGTTTGAAATGGCATCCAACTTCATGTTAATGCGTGTGTTCTCCCTCACGCGTTCTTCAAGATCCGTGTTGTCTGTCCTTTTGTTGCTCTTCAAGCCCATAAAGACGGAAAAACCAAGCGACAGCACGCTTATAATGATTGCTGTTGATATTTCAATCGTCAAATCATATACCGCCTTTCATTTTTATGGCACACCGCCCACCACCGCTCAATGTGTGCCGCCTGCTACGTTTTGCCAACATCGGCAAAACGTAACGCACAATCTTCTAAACTCCTCGAAATCGAGGGGTTATAATGATTTTATAAACGGAAATACTCCCACAAACAAGCTTTCCCTGTCTTTCCAGCTACGGCTTACGCCGTTTTCTGAATAGCTTGCCATATAGGCTTCTCCTGCCTGTGAATGGTCGTACACGGCTAAATTGACGATTACATCCTCAAACTGTTTCAAGTCTTCGGATATTTTTTCATCCGTGTAGCTTTTCGGGTAATTCCGCTTGCTTACCACTTCATTTCTTGCCTGCTTGATAAGCTGTTCAATGTAAGGATTATCTTCTTTCTGGTCGAACACGACAACATCAGAAGTAACACCATCTTCATCCGTAACGGTTTCAATATGAAATTGTTTCAGTCTGATTTTAACCTGCTCTAATGTTGTATATTCGTCCATTCTTCCCCACCTATAATCCGAACTGCTCAATCAAAATGCGTTTCAGCTCCGCTCCGCTGATTTCTTCTGCACCTTCGATTCCATGTTCAGCGGCAAGTGCCTGTAAATCAGCAGTGCTCATTCTGTTAATCTCTGTTTTGGTGTACCCGCCGGAAGATTTCTCTCCCGGAACAATGTCCGGGATTTCATCTCCTGCTTTGTACCATCTTCCATTTCGCTTTACCGTGTATTCAGCAATCATACCGCACCTCCTACGCAACTTTCATGACAACAACGCTGTCCATGCCCTCAAAAGTAGGCAATCCGATCATTGACACAACGCAATGAGTGTTGATCGGATGATTTGTTGCGTATGTATATACCGAAATACCGGTTTCTACAATAGAAAGGTTTCCGTCTGTCAAACTTCCGCTTCTCTCTTCCGGTGTCTTTCCAAAGACATAATCTCCAAGGTACACGCCGGATGCCTGCGCTGAAATAACTCCTGTAGGAATAAAATATTTGGTGGCACCGTCTGCAGGGTCGATGTAAAGTTTGTCGTAAACTTCAATCTCGATGCCGTATCCTCTAAGATACTCTGTAACCTGCCCCTGCTGTAAGCGAATGCCGCCATTGTAAGCAGTAATTCCAAGCACCTGTTTCTTTGTATCTTCCGCTTTAAGGACCATTTCCCATGTTTCTGTATTCATGCTAAAGCGTGCAAGGGAATATCCGGTTTTCTTTGCAAACTCACGTTTAATCTCGATAAGGTCGTCAAGTGGTGTTGCTGTTTCTGGTGCAGACCATTTATCGGTATCGCTTCCGGAAATATCCTTGTAATGATCTCTCTTGTGCGCCACTCCATTGTCCGAAGTATAATCCACATAGTAGCTCTTTCCGCCAATTGTTACCTGCACTCTTGGAATACCATCAGATGGTGCTAATAACTGCCAAATCTGGCGTTCCGGCACTACTCTTGCCCCCTCAATAAGCATCATCGGTTTTTTGCTGATTTCTCTAAGCACCTGGTTTGCCATGTTGGAATTTTCTGCCGACTGGTAATTTGCATACTCCTGCTCTTCACGCTCTGTTACCATGTAAGATTCACGGTAAAAAGGCATCTCGTTCTGAATGTCAGAAAATCCACCGACGTCTCTTAGCTCTGCCTGCGCATCAAAATTGGATGCCTTTAAGGATACCGGAAGACCGTTTTTCCCTTTGATAAATCTAAGCTCAAGGCTGTCCTGTTTTCTGGTTCCAAATTTCTGTCTGCCTAAGTAAGGCGCAGAACCAAGCGTTTTTTCATAATTATTCCACATAACCCCAAGGCTTCTTGCGGTAAATGCTTCTGCTAATGGTAATGCCATTCTCTAATACCTCCATTTCTTAATCAAAAAAAGTGACACGCGGTGTTGCTGCTTTTGCAGTTTCTTCCACGGTCACTCCGTTCGCTGTTACCTTTGCGCTGTCAATAGAACCCTGATATACATAAGTTCCAGGCGCATCTCCCATTGTTACGTCAACATCTTCCAGAAGATACCCTTTGCAAGATTCGTCATTGCTTGGGAACGGTGTCCCTGCCTTTGCAATCTTCTTTCCGTTTGCATCGGCACTTGACACCATTGTCTGCGGAACGATGCACGCCGCACCCTCATAAGGAAAGAATTTTAAAATTCCTTTACTCTGTGTAAAGTCTCTTTCAATCGGTTTTCCCATAATTTACCTCCTATAAAACATAATGGTCTTTGGCTTCTGCATTTTTTGCCGGTTCGCCAAAGCTGATACTTTCGGCATTTTCAACATCTGCCGTTTTTTTATTGTCTCCACCTGCAGTACCGCCGCCCGGATTTTCAGAATTATTTGCGATCTCCTGTTCCTTTGCCTGCGCTGCTGCTGTTTCCTTTTCGGATGTAATCTTTCCAAGAGCGTCATAATCAAGGCTTCCATCATCTTTGACGACCGTTTTTGCCTGCTCTGCATTGATTTTTAACTTTTCCATCAATGCTTCGCGCTGGTCTCTGATGGCGTTTTTTTTCTGCATATCTGCAATCTGCTGATTTGCTGTCTCTAACGCCTTGTTTGCTTTTTCAAGTTCCGTGAGGTTTCCTGCTTCCATTTCATCCAGCTTTTTCTGCAACTCATATGCGCTGTCTGCCTTTGCCTTAAGCTCTGCTGCTTTTGCCTGTTCTCTCTGTACGGCACTGCCGTAATCAGCAATGATTTTCTCAACATTTTCCTCACTGATACCCATTGCAATTAACTCTTCTCTTTTCATTGATTACCTCCGATATGTCTTTACGAATTTTTGCGGTGCAACGACACCGAATGACACTGTTGTTTTTTACGCTCACAACTTTGCGAATTTTTATAAAATAAAAACAGCAGCCGATTACTCGGTAGCTGTCTTATTTTGCTGTTTATTTAATTGATTTACAATTTCCTGCGCTTTTTGTTCCTGCTCTTCTGCATCATCAACTGTTTTCCACAACACATCTATATATGGCTTAGACAAGAGAAATGTCTTTTCAGAATCTCCCCAAAGTCCCACCGTTTTAATGGCAATAAGAGGATGTATGCCGCACTCTAAAAGCTGATATAGTGTTTGCGACTTTGTATACATATTGTCTTGAGGGCTATGATTGATTTGCACATCAAAATCCCTCATTGACAATTTCAAATCATTGTCCTTAACACGTATTACATTTAAGACAACTTTTGCAAGTCTCTTCTCTGCCGATTTCACAATTGGGTCTTTTAATTTTGCTCTTGTCTTTGAAAAATCCCATCCAGCCCTTAATGATACTGCTCCTTGTGTATCTCCTCCAGAGTTTTGTGACTCTCTGTTTGGTATTGCTAATATTGCCAATGCATTGTCCCACAAATCATCTTTTGCCACCTGGCACTGGCTTTGGTTAAGTTCCTGTGTCATAATCTCAACATCGGCTTTGTTATCCTTATTGTTAGACTTTACAGTCAGAGCATGGCTCATTTTCATCTCTTCAAACGTTTTTTGGTCAATCTCACAGTTTACAAACTTAACCCAGTATTGAACAAACTGCTCAATTCCATCCATTCTGTTTGACTGCATGTTGTTTATGGCATCCAGAATACCTATAACAAGCTCAATATCAGAAATTCTCTCGTGATTGTTTGGGAACTCAACAATAGGAATGCTTCCAAATGCGTGCAATTTCCATTCAGAAACTACTCCATTTTGAATTTTGCATGAATGACTGTCTGTATAGCACAGTTTGTACCATCTTCCATCCTCGTCCTTAAGTTCTTGTACTGCAAGAACCGGTTCTTCCGTGCTCCGATTATAAATAACACAAGTATTCATCGGAGTAGGAGCAACAATCTGAAATGGTATTTCTCCATTTGCAAATCTCACCGCCTTGAAAGATGTTCCGGTTGCTGACTGCCATTCACCAGCTTTAATGTCCTTTTCCTGCTTATTTGCGTCTACAAGATAATCATTCAGCGCATCCACTGCCTTGTTAATCGTATCATCATCTTTTCGACTGATAAACTGGATTGGCTCGCCATATGTCTGCCCTACTTTGAACTGAACAATCTCATATGCATGATTTTCTACTATTTTGTTTGTAATATCAGCATTTTGTACCTTTAATCGGTATAAAATCGGCTGATCTCCTTTGTAATACCGCCATAGGTATTCTATTATGGTTTTGTTGTAATAATAATTACCGATGCAGTCTCCCACCACCTTGACAATATTGTCTGCTGTGATGGTTTCAACATCAGTATATAAAATTTTTCGCCCATAACAGCCCTTAACAAGATCTTGGAGAGATTTATTATTCATAATTTGCTCCTAAATAAACGTCATCCCACTGGATGTTGAACGGATTGGAAGAGATTTTAATTCTGTTTTTCCATTCTCCGGATAAAAAACAACTTTCTTGTGGCATTTCCTACATTCCACAGAAATGTTCATTGTTGAACGCCCATCGTGCGTGGCAACTTTTCTTCCACACCGCGGGCAATATATTGTTTTTGGTTTATATCCCATAAAATCCTCTTTTCTTTTCAAAAGAAAAAGCACCGCCATAAATCAATCAATGGCAATGCTTTTTCTACTCCTCCAATCCAGCTTCTTTATAATAAGCTTTTGCTGTCCTGGAATACGATGATGGAATTATTCCATTATTCAAATTTCTTATTTTCTTTGTTTCTTTATACATAAGTTTCATGGCGTCTACTATTTTGTTTGGATTTTCCATGACAAGTTTGGTTGGTATTCTTATGGTTTCCCATTTTTCACCAAGTTCTTTTCTTATCTCAATATCCCTTTTCCCATCTTTTGCCAACCGAAAATCATGGAACCCACCATCTACTTCTAAACATATATGCATATCTGGTATAAAGAAGTCTATCTTGTAATTTAAAATCTTATGGTTTATCTTAAACCTAATATCGTTATCCACAAGAATTATTGCTGTAATTATTTCAGATATACTGAAAAAAGATTCTGGGCTTTCAATCTCCATTTGCCTAACAAAATCTATGGAATCTAGCATATCATTCATATAGCATTTACAAGATTTTTCCATTTCTCTTAACGCATTTTCATGCATTACCTGCAATTTTATTTTTGCATAACGTTCAACAAGTTTTTTATGACTTTCAATGTGTTCTTTTTTACACTTATCGCAAAAAACTCTTTCCATTGGTTCTATGTGAGAAAATTCAACTTCTTTTCCACAAGCTACGCATTTAAATTTTTCTTTATATGCATAATTAAAACGCTTGCTTTCTTCAATTTCTTTTTTTGTTGTTCTTAAATCCATATAAATGCCTCCCGCGATGTTCGCATCTCTCATGGGCTTTGCCCATTGTAATTATATAATTTTTTCAATATGACATTCTATGACATTTTACAAATAAGTTGCTCCATATTTTTGCTCAAATTTTTTTAATGCAATTCCATGAAGCCTTATTGTCTGTCTCCAAGAGTAATTCATTTCGGTTGCAATAACCTCAAATGTCTTTTTTTCTATGTACTTTGAAAACAAAACATTATAGACATTCTCATCTTCCATGCTGTCTATCTGACTGACAATCTGATCTCTTTTAATGATATAATCATCAACCAGTGCATCGATCTTCCTTTCCATTTCATCAATCTTTGCCTGCTTCGCGCCTATTTTGTCAAAATTTGGGGTTGTCATTACTCTTTCTTCGTTTGTAATTGACGATATGCTGCATGCCAGCTCTTTAAGTTGTGCAAGCTCTATTAGCTTATTATTTATCATCCGGTTAAGCCTGCTTATTTGGTTTAGATAGTCCTTTGTTGTCATATCAATACCTCCTAAACGGATTTACTGCCGCTTCTACTTTGGCTACGTTATTTCCATTTGTCACTCTAAGCGCAAAGTTTGAAAATACATCCGGCACATCATCCAATTGCTTTTTACCGGACACTGAATATCTCTTGAGAAGAGACATCATTACTCCATATGGCTCATTTGGCTTATATAGTGATGGGTCTTTAAATATAACGTGCTGCAATATCCAGTTAGAGCACTGGAAAATCCTTGCTTCCTTGTTTGTCTCCGTCGGTGTATCAGTAATGTTACATATCCATCCTTTTTTTTCGACACGCTTGTTTACTTCCATTGCGACACGGTCTCCGCCGGCGTTTCTCTCAAATTCACATTCCTGAACTTTATTGTTTGCCAGAACGTTTGCTGCATTTTCATACTGCATCTCATAATCTGCGGTGTTATCGCAAACACAATCTACACAGTAGTAATCCTCTCCGTATTTTTGCAATACCGGCAAAACAAAGTAATCCGTTCCTTTTCCCTTGGTATCGCACTGACCGGTTACAATCTCTGGCTCTCCATGTGGCAAATTAAGATACCGGCGTATTTTATCTTCCGGAAACAGCAATCCCTCTCGCTCAATCGGCTCCTGTTTGTAGAGACAGCGATATGATATGTCGTCCATCAATAATTGCTGGTCTTCAAAAAATTCTTTCGTAAACCCAGAAAATTCATAGTCAAAGTTGCTTTCTCCTGTAACTGGGTCTACATCCGGTACCGCAATAACCTTTACTCTCGGATTTCCCTCGTACATATTTTGGATGCGCCCTATGACGTCGTGTACGCTCCATCTTGTGGCAATATGTATTTCCTTGCAGTTCTTGCCGTCCGTGTCCTGTATCTTTCTCTGGCGGGCATCTACGGCATATTTATCCCACAATTTATCAAGGATAATGGGATTCATTGCTTCTTCGATACCGCCTATCATATCGTCAACCAGTAAGAACTTAGAAGCCCTTACTTTACCTGCATTCTTACTACCAACAGACGTACATTGTACGGATGGAAACGACTTGTACTTCCCGACATTAAACTGCTCCATCTTCGCATTTGTGCTCGTCACGGAAAGATCCGGGAAAATTTCATTCCATGTATACTCTTCCGCGTTTGTAACGATATCGTACACGCCGTCGTAATACATTCTGGTAATATCTCCGCTGTGCGAATAAAAAAGGCTGAAATCTCTCGGAAACCATCCGGCAACAAGTGCGTGAAACATTTTTTCTACCGTTGTTTTTCCTGCTCCCGGAACAAGGGATACGCACAGGATGTCATATCTATCATCAATCATGCCTTGTAAAGCCTGTGTAAGCCCTATTTTGAGAAATTGCTTTCTTCTTGGCATATAAAACCGTTCTTTAGGATCTCTTTTCTTTTCCAAATACTGGAAAGCACTATCCACAACTTTGTTTTGCGCTTCCAAAAGCAAAATTCCGTAATATTTGTCCAGAATTTCATAAGATACCTTGTTTTGGAATGAATATTTTTCTAAATCCCATGGTGTGCCGCCGGTGGATTGAAAGATAAACTGTTCCGTCAGTTCTTTTGCTCTTTCAGAAACGTTTAATCCGTACTCAACATCCTTTTCTGTCAGAATAGCTACCCTTGCCGCTTCTGCCATGGCATCCATTACCTGTTCATCAACGCCATGCACCTGTATGTAATTTTCATATCCATTTACTGTGGAAATTAGGCTTGAACTTGCCAAAAGAAAAGCACCTCCGCAAAAAAGCAGAAGTGCCTTAAGACCTCTGCCAATAATTTTTGTTGGTTAGCGACTAACTCTGTTTGTTAGCCGGTAATTTTTTATTCCAATTTTGTTATGTTGTATTTTTCTGTTTTATCATCATATATTTTTGTTTCTAAAATTGCCGTGACGGATTCTCCAATTTTATTTGAATATTTATTATATGTGTCACTCCCGGATATAGCATATTCTTTACCATTATATTCAACAGTAATCTTGTAAACTGCCGGATGTGTAATTATTGTTGTTGTTTTACCATTAAAAATCGGTGTTATATATGCTGCTCTGTGGTATTCATCCACTACCTTAACAGTAACACTTGAATATTGTGTATCAACACACTTTTTACAGCCAATCAAAGATAATAAAAACAATATACATAAAATAAAGCATATTATTTTCTTTTTCATAATGATTCCTTTCTTCTGATATACAGCTTAAATATTTGCTGAGCAGTGTTCTACCTCAAATTCATTATTTTCGACGTTATAAATTTGAACTCCATTCTTGTCCGTCTTGTATCTATCAAACACGCACGAAATATTTATGCCATTTCCAACATATCCAACGCTGTCCGCATGGAATTCTATGTTGTATACCTTTTTCTGCCATTTCCCGTTGGCATAAATCTTTGTGTAACCGCCTTTTCTAGTTTTGATTATAATTTTTGAACGTGTTTTTTTCATTTCCAATACACCTTGAACCCTTTCGCCGTATAATTACCAACTGCCTGTTTCAGCTCTTCCTTGCTTTTATATTCCTCTCGAATCATGATTGCTACCTTGTTCTTTTCCACAGCGTATATACCGCAGGTAACAGCGTTGCTCGCCGTATCAAGAACTGCTTTGTACTGTTTGCTGTTCATCTCGTATGTGCTGTTATTGATATTTACAATCATTTTTCATAAACCTTTCAAAATCTTTGCACTCATAGTCAAGTGATGTGTCATTCCCTTTTTGGCATTTATAAAACGGATATTCTTCCCCTGTCTCTTCGTCAAAAATAAAATCCTCATCACAATATTTGCAAATTGAACAATCCTTAATCATTTTTCGCCAACTTTCTGCCGCACATCGGGCAAAATGCAATATCAAAGTATCCTCTCGCCATACCGTAGTTTGAATAAATCACAATTCCGGGAACTTTGTCCCCTTTATTCATCATAATTTGCGCATTTGTCAAATTCGTTTCATTTGCACACTTCTGAATGGGAATATTAGCGCCGAATATTCTGTTATTATCGTAATTCTTGCAAAATTTACACATTTCAATTACTTCCTCATAAACCTAGGTTCACAATCTTCTAAAGTTGTTACTTCTATCATTTCCGGTTCATTTTCCGTCACACATCAACGCCAGATTTTTTTCTATCAAACGCCGTACACAGGATTTGAACCTGCAAGCCTTTTACAGCCAACGGTTTTCAAGACCGCTCCCTCACCACCCGGACATACGGCAAATATAGCAGTATGGTGGAACTGCTATATCCGAAATTGCTTTTGCCACCACTTTGTACAATTTCACACGGACTTTCTACCGCTTACGGCAAGGTTCACCCCTGTCGTAAGTTAGCGCAGTGTGTAGGACTCGAACCTACAAGGCGAATAAACGCCCGACCGGATAGCAACCGGCTCCAATTCCATTATGGGAACACTGCATCTTGATGGTGCGATTTCTTAAACAACCCATCCATTACAACTGTCTACCACGCACCTGCCAAACAGTGTTTTTAGGGAGTTGAGTGAAATGGGGAAGAGAGGAATCGAACCTCTATTGTTTACCACTTGGGAACTGATTTACAGTCAGCGGCAACACCTCCAATCGTTGCCGCTTCCCCAAAATGCGCGAACACCTCACTCCATATCTCTGTACGCGACCGCGCTACGCATACAGTATCAAATCAGCTCGGCACCATCGTGGAGCAAGGACTTGAACCTTGCACTTGAAACCTTTCGACTATCAGTTTCACGAAGCGTCTTACTCCGACAAATACCTTTCTTGTCATCCACGAGAACCGCCATCAGACGGTTAGCAATCATATTTTTCGTGCCATGCGTTGCACTATCCTGTGCGATATCACAGGAAATAGGCTGGTGAGGATTTGCACCTCACATAACAACGACTTTTCACAACGGGTAACACCCTTAACAGGTTCCTTCATTGCCTTGTTAATTCAATGACTTGTTCCTAACCAAAGCGTGGTTGTTTTATGCTTAAGCGTCTACCTTTTTCCGCCACAGCCTAATTGCATTTTTGACAGCTCAGGCACCGTGGGATAGGCACCCGAACTATCAATAGGAATCCGCCTGTATTGCTCGTCAGCAAATTACGGGACAACCATCATCCAACACCAAGCGGTCTTCCGCCTTGCCGCACTCCGCGGCAAACGCCACCGGACGGTCTCGCACCGTCCTTAACAGAAACGTCCTAGTGGCGAAAGGAGAAATACGAACTTTTCGTATTCCGAGATAAGCTTTACACTTATCTCTCAATCGGAACGGCAGGACTTGAACCTGCGGCTATCAATTCACTAGAGCATAGAAGAATGAAAAGATTGTTCTTTCCTCTGAACTACGTTCCGTCACAGCGCGCATAGCGCGCCGTTTATGATAGTATTTTTGATCTTTTTATTTTGCCAACGTCCACTAACACCGAATAATTGCTTACGCCGAGTTTTTTCTTGCAAAAACCGAATGCCAGTGGACTTAAGCTATACTGGATGCTCCGACTTCTCAGACTGGTGCTCAGCGTCACTGTCAAGATCCAGAACGTCGGTTTCTCCCGTATGTTTTTTTCTGCTTATATGTATTCTTCCGACCGTAGTTAAAATTTCCGGCAGGAAGCGAATACCAAATATCGGGTCATACAAAACCATATCATCATCTCCACATTGCAAATATATTGACAAGAAACAATGCAATAAGTGATCCAAAGACTGCCACAGCGTCCTTTTCGTTTCTGCTATCTCTTCCAAGCAAGAAAAACGTCAAAATCGCAAGGGCATCAAATGTTGTTATGACTGTTTTTAAAATCAACATGATTTACCTCCATTTTCAAAACTGCCCGTACCGGACTCGAACCGATAAATGCTGGGATCAAAACCCAGTGCCTTACCATTTGGCAAACGAGCAATGCAAACAATCTATTTCTCCGGCATATAGTAAACAAGGTTATCAAATACTGTTACTGCCATCCTTGGATCATCCATCTTGACGCATCTAATCGGTGCATTTTGTGATGCTGCAACTAATGCAGAAACTTGTTTCTCGTCCATATTTGTGCAAACTGCCTGTACAGGCGCATATGCTTTATGCATGTCCATAAATACTTCTGCTGCTCGTTCTGGTGTAGCATATTTCCCAATGACAAAAGTTCTTCCATCAAAAGTAGCGCTTATGCATTCATAGCTTGTTCTAAATTCGGTCCGGTCAAAATCATATGAAGCATCTTTTTTCTGTGACACAACCCTCATTCATCTTCCTCCGATCCGTCCCAATCCGGACAAGAAAACTCTTTTTCTACATAATCTCCGACATATTCGCTCTCATTGTTTGTGCAAAAGTAATCTCCATTCTGCTCTTCACAATAATCGCAATTAAAACACATTTCTAACATTTTATTTGCTGCCTTTTGGAATCTTTTTGAATTTTATTATCGAGTGTAATTTTTGAAATTTATCTGATGTGAATTTGATTTGATTGTCTTTGATGTGATTATCGATAAAGTATTATCGCACTATACCATGTGCTATATCCGATTCTGTATATCCCAATACTTTACGTCTACAACTTCCGAATGTACTTCGGTCAAGCATTCTATTTTTCTATTTACCATATCCCGGAAACTAATTTCAGAATCCGATTCTATTGGTGCAACAATTTTAAGTGGTCTCATATATTCCCTCCATGATAGACAGGCCTTTTTGTTTTTGTGGATATTTGAAGAACTTAGTATGCAACTCCTCCTGGGCTTTTGCAACCCCCTCCCCCTCCTGTTGGCTGCTTCTTCCGGCGTTTGCCTTTGCTTTAAATTATTCTAATTGTTCGTGCAATTCTCTGTTTGCGTTCTAACTATTCGTTAAACCTAAGTTTCTTAAACTGTTTAAACGAAAGCATGCGGCGTAAGGCGCTTAAATACTGGGGCTTAAATTGTTTGAATTGTCTATCACAATTTCACTGCTGTTCGGTCTCGAATTGTCAAAGTTGTCCGGCAATCTCGCACAATTCCCGTTTCCCAGTTTGGGGAGCTCCGAAGCTGTCAATGCTCTGGCTCTGGCTCCCTGGTCTCTCACGCCAGGCATATTAAAGCCGCAGTACTTGTTGAGCGACGGCATGTAGCACATGGGATTGTTTTTTCCGGAGATCTGCAAGCCTACAAGACTTTCTTCCCTCATTTGGTCAATCTTTTTGCAAATGTCGGAAGCCGTGGAGCCTAGCCTTTCGCCATTTACCCATCCGTTAAGTGTATCTCTATGTATGCCAGTAAAAAAAGTAAACCCAACTATATTTATTACTTTCTCGTAATCATTGCAAAGTCTTATATATATATCTAAGACTTTATTGACCTTGTCAATATCATATTGATTGCTAATATGGTTGTCATCTTTAAGGTATACAGGGTTGATCTTAAAAACATTGTCATATACATACTGACAACAGTTATACCACCTATTCTGTGATACCTTGCACATATCTGCTATATTTCTATCATCCATCCAGAGGTGGATATATTTGTCGATGTCATCTTTGTATATCTCGTCTATATCTACTCTTTCTGCTCTCTGTGCATCTGACATATATATACCTCCTTTCTGAACCATAAAAATAAACCGATACAATCGAGATCATCAAGATCTTAACTGTATCGGCTGCATGACTTCCGTTTCCGTTCTCCGGGTCCTGTGCGCTCTCTGTTGCCCGGATGCTTTTTGATTTACGATAACAATATCATTTGTTGACAGCCTTTGTCAAGTATAAATTTAAACTACTGGGTATATCGCATATATAGATTATATTCGCGCGCGTTAAAATATATAGTTTATGTTTTTTGTACTGTTGATATATATTATATATTATTTACTCCTTGATAAAAAAAATACAATGTATTTGAGAGGATATACTAATCTAATCTTATCTACGTTTCCATTTCGTGTCCATTCTGTATACAAAATTTATCGCTTTAAAGCATAAACGTTAAAATAAATCAAAAAAGAGAGATAGAAAATATCTCCCTTTATCACCAGATTATTAACTTTTATTTTGTCTGTCTGGCGCTAAATCTGTGATGTCGTCTCCTGTCGGGACAACCGTCCAACCCTTGTATGTGTACCCTGGTCGCTGATCCGGCGGAAGTTGACCCATGACGCACCGTTTAACCCTGCTTAATCCTGATGTTATGTTGCGAAATTGCGCGCTATCCGGGGCACAATCAAATAGCTCCTCGCAGTTTTCCCGTAGCCAAAAATTTAATGATCTAAAACAATAATGTTTACCGTCTGGGGATATAAGGTGCCAGTTTTTGGCATTTACATTTGTTTCATACCGGCCGCTCTTAGGGCTTTTTTTTGCTGCCGGCGTGCCTTTTTGTAGGTTGTTAGTCAGCCCTTTCCCCCTTAACTTTTCTTTTGACGCCTCGCTCCACTTGTTCCGCTTGCCTTTGTGCGTCCGGCTTGCCCTTATTGATCTACAATCAGAAGAGCACGTAACCTTTTTGTCGCTTGGGGAGCACTTAAATTCTTTACCGCATATCACGCATTTTTTAATCATAAAATCTCCTTTGCAAGCAAATACAGGCAGACCTAACGCCTGCCTGTTAATAATTGCTTTATGTTTTAATACTGCGGGTTTTCTTTTGCCAACTCCCAAACCTCGCCGAACTTCTCCTCGTGCCGCTTCGCGTACTCGTCAAAAAACTCCTGCTCCGAGCACGGCGCCAGCTCTCGGTGGATTTCCTCGCGCAAATCGTCGTCCATTAAGTTCTCAGCTACTGCATAATTGATTTCTTTCCCATACTCGTTTACACATGTATTTTTCATGATTCATTCTCCTTTTTTTGATCTTGTTTGTTGTTACTGGGCGGCTTTTGCGCCGCCCTTTGTTGCTTGTTGCTTAGTTGTCCTCGATGCCCTTTTGGGTGTCGTCTATGAGACGATCAACCATTTTTTCGGCTTTCTCATAATCCTTAGCCTTCAATACTTCCTTAAGGTCTTTCAGATCCTGTAAAAGTCTTCTTAAGTAACTTTTAAATACGCTCATATCTTCGTCCATGATTTCCCTTTCTGGCTTTCGCCTTATTGCCTTTCGACAATATTATAATAGTCTATTATCGTGTATTTGTCAATAGTCTATTTTCATGTATTTATATTTTTTATAATATCAGTTATTCTTTTATCTATTCTGCATGATAAAACAAAAAAATTCTCCTTACAATTTTTATCCATTTTACTGTTATACAGGTTTACTCCTTTTTGCTGCAAGCAAGCTATATAATAATCTTCAGCGCAAAGTCTTTCTTCGCTTTTAAATTGTCCAGGAATTTCTAATAATTCAATAATTTCAATTTTAAAATTATTATCATAATCTTCCTGAAGGTCTTTGCAGTAATGCTTTCCAGCTTTTAATAAATTAACATGTGCTTTTGCTCTTTTTTTCAAGTTCTCTGTTTCTCCAATGTAAATTCTTCCATTATCTTTATTTATTATGGCATATATACCACCATTTCTATTTTCTGGATAAACAATATTCTTTTTCAAACGATCACCCTCTTTTATATTCCATGATGTCCCCAGGCTGACAATTTAAAAGTTTACATAAATTACATATAACTTCACAAGTCACATTTTCATTCTTTGTCAATTTTGCCACAGTGTTAGAATGTATTCCATTGCTTTTTAGCCACTGCTTATTAAGTTCCTTCTTATCCATAATCTGCCACAGCCTAGAAAAGTCTATTTTTCCATTATCTCCATAGTTAGCCATCTTTACACCTCTTTTCTTTTTATATATGATAATAGATTTTTCGTATTATGTCAACGTCTATTTTCATGTATCATTTTGCACAACAAACAATTATTTTATTTTGTCTATTATTGTGTATTTTGTCAATTGCCATTTTGTCTATTATCGTGTATTATAATATCAACAAGGAAACAAACGAAAGTGAGGGAAGCAGCATGAAAAGAACAGGCTTATTTATTACTTGGATGTCCGGAAGCAAAAACGGTAATGCAATCCAGGAATTTAAGAGAAACGGGATCAACTGGGAGTATAACCATTTCGGAGAACTTACCGCTGATTTTTACGGTATAGGAACATTTGAAAAAGTTGATTTTGAACACGTCGAAGGAAATGTTTATGAAATCTGTAGAGCATAGCCGAAACGCTCCGATCTGGAGCGTCAGCCGCGGGATGGTCTCCCGGCTCTGATGATGGCAGACCAGAAAGGGAATACATGCGGAAAGAATTTATAAAAAATGTATTAGATGTCGAAGTAAATGGATTTGCTTGCAAAGTAAGGTACATTGTTAGAGCAATGTATAACGTTATCGATGATGACGGATTCGCAACGATTGAGCAAAAAGTCATTGAGGACGTTACGCTATCTGATCAGGAGATCGAAGAAGAGGGCGGAGCATCTAAGGTATTGGAAGATCTTAAAGAGTGCTATGCACCGTTGTGTTGCAATTAGTCAAAAGCCTTCCCGCCCCGGAGGTTACGAGGACAGAAAGGGAAAATATTATGGAAAAAATCGTGAATTGGCTTATTTCTTGCGGTTACGGCAAAAATGAAGCTATCGCAGAAGCAAATAAAATGATAGAGGCAAACAGATGGGACGGAGTCGAAAAATGCTCAAGAGAATACGCCATAGAAATGATTCTTGAAAATTTGCAATAGTCGAAACCGCCCGAGCGGCGGTCTGCAGGAACTGCCCCACCTGCACTGATGAGACAGGGCGCACAATGAAAGGATGGTTAAATTATGGGATTTATGGAAAACTTACAAACAAAAAAAGACGACGCAAAAAGCGCATACATTAAAGCGCGGAACGAATGGGCGGAAACCAGAACCGCCGAAAACATCAAAGGGGATCCCGAAAAGTGGCGCGCCCTTTGTGATCGGAAAATGGATTGTATGCGATTGGGTGTTATTATTTAAGCAAAGTGCAGGCGGTGCAATGTTCCGGGGGAATTGCCCCCGGATTGCTTTTATCAATATGCCGTGGAGTACAGCACGCTAGGGGATTTTCTGGCGTGCTGTGGATTTTCTGGTTGTACTTGTTGCCACAGAGCAGCCGCGGTGCACATTGACTTTTTGGCGAGTTTGTGCATATAATGACTTATAGGCATGTGCGCGCCTATAATTGCAATGTCATGTAGACGTTTGCTTTATTTGTTGTACTCATTTTGCGCATTTGTGCGGATGTTTCCGCGCCTGCATTATTTCAGCGCTTCAAAACGGGCGGCTGCACATAGCAAGACCAAGTACGACCAGATCATGGATGAGTGCAATCTGAAATTGCACTTACAAAAAAGTTTCAAAAAAATTTTGCAAAAATCTGAACAAAATTCTCAAAATCTCAAAAACGGTTTTTCGTGCCGAAATCTGACCCTAGGGGGGTATCAAATTTTTTCCGAATATTTGGGCGAAAATTTCAAAAATTTTTTAAAAATTAAAAACCGAAAATCCTTTTCCAAATCTTAAGGTAGGGGGGATCGAAAATTTTTCCGAAAGTTTTCCGAAGTAAAAAGCAAAGCTTTTGCGGCATAATCGCTTTTGTTTAGTTCATCTATCAACTTTTCCCTTGTCATTCCAGGGTTTGTCTTCTGCACATACATTAACAATTCATCTATTTTGTCCACTATGCCGCCCTCCAATCAATGTTTGCCATCAAATCATCCAGCAAATAAATCAAATCTGCCCCATACAGGCTTATCCAGTCCGCGAGATACTCTTCCTGCTCGATTGGCATATGAATGTTATAGGAAAAGCAAAAACAATGGCAAAGCTCATGAGCCAGTATTTTGCGCAAATAACCATTTTTCGGTTTATCTGAAACATATATAGCTCTGTCGTTCCAATCTGTCACAGCAAGGCTTGTAGAGCCATCAGAGCGCATCAATTTATTACTTGCGCCGTGAACAAATTTTATTTTCCATTCAATACCATTTATTAAAAACATATTTTACCTCCAAAAAAGAAACCACCAGCCAAATATCAGCTAGTGGTTTCTAAATTCATGCTTATTTTACCTTTTATTCTTCAATAAGTAGGTAATTGATGTATCTTGTCGCCGTATCGTTGAGGTCTCTATTAAAATCAAGCAGATCAAGAGCGTATTCCGGTGGATATCCATAACTGGCGTAATATGCCTTTTCGATTGCGCGTAAGTTGTGCAGATCCGATAATTCCACTAGAATCTTGTGATATAAAAATTTTCGAGTCCAACCAAACCGTTCTAGGATTATACTTAACTTCCAGTTGTTCTTTGAAAACCATGTTTCCGTTTCATGTTTCCATCGAATCTCCCAGTGCTCAAACGGGTCTTTCTCCGGAATTTCAGCCTGCGGATTTTTCAGAGCCTGTTCCATGTCGTGAAAGCGATTGATGTATTGAGCTGTGAAAGCCGTTCCCTTTACTCCGGTCAGCTTGTGGGCGATAAATTCGCATCCTTTCTTCGTGATGTCGTAGCAAGGTCTGCTTTGGTTGTTAGCATCTTTATATGTATTTTCTCGAAAAAAATCAACCAACGCAATTTTGCTCTCGTTGCCCAAGCCAATATTGGCTTGGGCGATTTGTGATGTATATCGCCGTATATCTTTCAATAATTTGCCGTGTTCTTTCCCAACCATTTCCGAAACTTCCATACTGGTTAACGTCTGTTCTAATTGTTTCATATGAATATTGTTCATCAGCAAATCCCCCCTCTTATATTTTTGGAACATAAGTTCCATCCATAATGCCGATAGCAAGTTTCATGCCCTCTACGGCATAGAATCGGTTGCTGTCAGTAGTACAGTCAATAAGAAGTTCGAGCAATTCATCATAAACGCTTTCGCTCACAATTCCCTTAAGTCTCTCCATGAGCGGCTCAAAAAATTCGCGCCATTTCCCACCCTGTTCCTCATCTGCAATTTGACTTGCGTATACTATTTCTAAAAATTTGTTCATTATCTTGCACCGCCTTTCTTTCAAAAAATGTTTGATTCATCCGAAAGAAAGTGATATGATTGATTTATCAATTCATTTCGGATTGGTGTCAGAGTAGTCAGTTACCGCCAAGTAATGCTTGACTACTCTTTTTCTTTTTCCAAAAGAAGATGAATTCCTCGTCTTATAGCTTCGCCTTTAGTAAGATTGTATTTTTTACAATACAATCTCAATTTTAATTCAGTTTCTTTATCAAGACGAATGCTGAACCTGTTTGACTTTGGGTTATCAACTTTTGGACGACCTGCTGGTGACATTGAATCACTTCCTTTCTTGTCACACCTTTATTATATTTATGTCACACCAAAAAGTCAATATCTTTTTTCAAAAAATTTCCCTCAAAAATCAACACCCATATTTTGGGAGCAGTACATTCAAATCCACAAATCACTAGCTGATATTCAGTTGTCAATGTTCAAACAAACAGGGGCATTTCTGCCCCTGCCATTACATTTTGGAAACAAGCGTTGACAGCTTGCTTTTTGTCATTGTGCGCTCTTCCGGTGTCATATCTGAGATAAGTTCCGCCATATCCTCCGAAAGCTCTTTCATGTATTTTTCAAGGTCATGCATCTTTGCGTCCTTGTCCTCCGGCGTATTTCCTCTATGGAGTTCTTTGCTTTCCATGTAGGATTTACGGCTCATTCCGCTTTTACCCTCTCTGCGGTCACGCATACCGCCATCTGCCGCAATTGTAGGCTCTGTGTAATACATTCGCCCATGTGGTCGATCAATGTCGCGGTCATGCTCCATATCGTGATACATTTCCGGTGTCATGTGCCAGTAAGGCGGCTCGTCATATCCTCTCCGCGTTCCTCTTCCCTTTGGCGCAAATCTGCCGTCTGCATACCGGTAACGGTCATAATACCGTCTGCCGTCTCCGTAACGCTCAAACATATCAAGAACCTGCTCTGGGTCTGATTCGTCCATTGATTTTGTAAGCGTCCGGTAATACATGGCTTCCGCAAGGTCTTTAAGCATGTCCGTGACTTTTCCCATCTCTTCTGTATCTACACATTCGATACCTTTTGCAAACTCACACTCTGCGCTTTCAGACAGTTTTTCGATCATTTCGTGCATTCTCTTAATATCCATAAAACCGCCCTCCTTACGCTTCCCGGACTGCAATTAAATTGCTGTTCTGAACTTCGATTGCCTGCGTAGACGTATTCTGTACCGCTACCGTAACACAACAACCGCGAGGAACGTCCACATATGCCTGCGCCGAAACGTTAAAGAAGTTTTCAACTGCCGCCGGTGTAACAATCATTCGAGTTGACTGCAACGGTTCTCCGTCAATTGCAATAGCCAGTGAAATAGCTTCAACTGTGCCACCTGTAGGAATTTGAATGTTTCCGGAATAAGATACCAAAAATCTTGCCCGGCACTGATTTGTAAGTCCTCTTAATTTAACAATGCCGCTTCCCTGTCTATGAACAATGCATTTTGTTGCGCATACCGGAGTTTCTGTAAGTGCTACATCTTCGCCCTGTGCAACTGTTTGTAATGCAATTCCTGTAAATTCTGCCATAATATGACCTCCTTATTTTAATTCTGCTATTGTTTTTGTATCGGAGCTCGAAAAAACAAATCCGTGGTCTGGAGAAAATTTTTCCATCAATAGCTCAGAATAATCTTTTTTTGCCATTTTTTCTACTGATCCAGTTATTTCCGCAAGAGTTTTAAGCTCCGAAATGTTAAGCTTTTCAAAATCAATCTTTTTGATTGCTTCGATAAATTTATTTTTAATTTCGTCCATGTATTCTACCTTCCTATTCATGAAATAAAGGGCAAACATATTTCAGTCTGCCCTTTGCGCTTATAAGTAATACTGCTTTTGCAGACATAGTCGAGTTAAACTCAATTAAGATACTCAATTATTCAATTTTGTGTAGCAACTACTTTTAGCAGCTACATCCTGTGTTGCATCCACAACCATACGCATAAGCGTTAGGATTTGGCACAACATATGCCGGGATTGCAGCTGGATTTACAGCGTTGATGATCTGCTGGGTCTGTGCCGACATTGCAGTAGTGAGCAATGCAGACTGGCGATCCTGTGAAGCGGCTCTTCTTAAGTCGTTATTTTCTGCCTGTAAGGAAGAAATCTTTTCCTGGCACAGGTAATCAAGGATTGCCCTTGTTCCTGCCTGCTGACTGTCAATAATGTCTCTCGTGTTGCTGTTCATGGTGTTCTGCAGCGCACAGGTGTTCTGCGCCATATTGTAGTTCACGCCCTGGATAGCTTCTCTGGTCTCACAGCAGCAATTAGCCAGCTGGGACTGCAAAGCATTCTGTGCCTGCATAAGTGTTACGTTTGTGGTATTAAATCCCTGCTGCGTCTGATATCCAAGGTTGCAGATTGCATTGTCTACACCATGGAAACCGTTCATAACGGCGGTATTCTGTGCGTAAAATCCATCACAGAGACCATTTGCAATACCATCTAACTTCCCGATGATAGCCTGCGTGTCAAATCCACGCTGAATTGCAGAGTCGGTGTATGCAGATGCTGTCGCTCCCATGCCTCCGTTTCCTCCCCAGCCATTGCCGCCAAAGCCGCCCCAGCCAAAAATCATAGCGAAGATAATGATAGCCCACCAGCCATCGCCGCCCCACATGCCATCATTGTTTCTTCCGTTTCCTGTCACTGCTGCAATATCAGCAAGACTAGGAGATGCGTTTCCATTAAACATTTTGTTTACCTCCATCTGATTTATTTACAAATGGGATAACCGGTTATTGTGCGCGCAACCCAAAATGTACTAATGATTAAACATACTCATAACCTTTTGCTTTGCTTCATCTACTGTAATTCCTCTTTCTTTGCAGAGATTCTCCGCCATTGTCTTAAGTCCGACCGTATCTCCGCTTTGATACATCTGCATGGCATTTTTAGCCATTGGATTGTTTTGCATCTGCGGAGAATTTATCATTTGGTTCAAAATCATTTGCATCAGATTCATTCGGATTCACTCTCCTTTTTAATTTGAGAAGTTTTTTTCTGTGGAACCGGAATTTTACCAATACGTTCCTCTAACTGTTCAATTTTCCCAAACAGTTCGTCAAACTTTCCCATAAATGCCCCTGTGCACTCGTCTGATAGGTCAAATTTCATTTTTTCCGTCTCATGCGATAAATTGTTAGTCATATCATTTAAAACCGGCTTAAAAACGATTGTGCGGATTGTACCATCTGAGTTCCAGCTTTTGGCGTATATTTCCGACATATCCTGCTTTGGGAAAAACGCCACGCTTCCATCCATCGGCACATCGTTTGCAGTAATATTTTCAACAGAAGGCACAATTTTCCCATTTATTCCAATAGGCGTCATTTGTGTCTGCTGAATTTGCTGTGTTTGCGCCGGTTGAAAATAATTTTGCGGCTGTTCAATTCTTTGCTGATTACCATATGGATTATACCCATATGATGCCTGATAAGGAATTTGCTGACTATATCCCGGTGCCGGATAAACTCCGTTCATGTTCATTTTCTTCAACCTCCTCCAAAACATCCTCGATTGCGTGAATGATAGATGACTGCGTTGACAAATCTAATGATTGCAATTCTTTTCTGGCAAAAATTTTCTCAAGAACATCGTCAGAAAACATTATCATCCCTCCCTTTGCTTATATTGTGGCATAAAAAAAGACGGTAAAACCGCCAGAATACCGTCTAAATAACGCCTGTTTCCCGCCGCATTACCGCCAAAATTGCAATAAAAAAGAACGCATCAAGCGTCCATACATTTGTTCGTGTTACCTTTGGTGTTACCTTTGATTTTTACTTTCAGAAAAGACACCATTCAGAATCTCCTTTCTTCCAGTAAAATCAAGGCTTCACAAGGTTTTTAATTTTTAAAAATTAGTAGCGGAAGGGAGATTCGAACTCTTCTCCTACAGAAAATGGAAATTCCCCGTATATTTCCGTAACTTTAAAACTTGCGCCATTCCATCCGTCGATTTTGATCATTCCTTTTACACTTCCGTCTTCTGATGTAAAGCTCAGTTCTCCATTTCCATGATCCACAAAGCTTCCTTCCATTTCCCCCTGTCTGTAAATAGAGATCACCGCTTCATCTTTTCCTTCCCAATTCTGTCTGGTGATCAGGGAACTGTATATATCACCGGTTCCCTGATTATCTACAAAGGTTCCGTACTTTGCGGAAACTTCTGGCATAACAAAGTCTTCCTCTTTTATCTTCGCCAGCTCTCTTGCAAGAACATACGCCCTGTTTTTTGTAATTTCCTCCAGATAAGAGTCCTGTAAAAGCGGATACATACTACCATTTTCTTCTCTGGAACCAATATTTAATAACCAGATCCATGCAGAAACTGGAGACTGAAATCGATGTACCGCTTTTTGACAGAAATAATAAAAAGATTCAGTTAAACGATAATGGAAAGTTGGTTGCCAGATATGCAAGACAGATTGTTTCTCTCGAAAACGAAATGAAAGATGCCGCACTTCGTTTGGAACAGTCAAAACATATCCTATCCATCGGCAGCATTGCTCCTGTACCAATCAGAGAATTTCTGCCTCTATTTGCTGACTATTGTGTAGGAAAAACACTCCAGTCAGAAATACGGGATGAACAGACTCTGCTTAACGGTTTATATACTAACAAATATCAGTTGGTTGTATTAAACAGACCACTTGAGAATGAGAATTGTATTTGCCTCAAAACTTTTAGTGAGCGCTTATATTATTGTTTTCCACCTGTAGATCATCCAACCAACAAGGATGGCGTCTATTTTTCTGAAATTAATGGAATTACAATGCTTATGCCATCCGAGGTGGGATTCTGGCGTGACGTAGTAAAAAAATATATGCCGGATTCCCAGTTAATTGAACAGAACACAAACGAAGAAATCAATACGATTGCCGAAAATTCTTCTTTTGCTTCATTCAATACAGATGTTGGAATCCGGTATAACATTTTAAGACCAAATAGAATCGAAATTCCTATTTTAGATGATGCAGCAGCTACATATTATTACTGTATCTGTCTGAAAGATTCTTATATTGGAAATGCGCTGATTCATAAACTACAGTTTCAATATCAGAAATAATATAAAATAGAGATTCTGCATTATTGAAATTCCACAACTTCAGATTTGTTAAACTTATTAATATTCTATCACAGGCACATCTGAAATTCTATTCAAATTCATTTATCTCAGTCGAGGATGCAGAATGATTTAAATATCTCAACATAGGCATACTTCTTATTGGACACGGAATCTTCCTTGTAAGAAAATTGGCAGTTGTATATAATGGTTACAGACCACGGAAGCAGTGGAATAATCAGAAGGAAATGGACAGTTATGAATTATGAGGGTATTTTAGAGTTTAAAGGAACGTGGAGAAAGTATCAGGCAAGGGTTTTGGAGCATGCAGACAGATACATGTCAGATGGAAAAATACATATTGTCGCGGCACCTGGTTCCGGGAAAACGACATTGGGAATTGAACTGATCCGCAGGATGAACGGAAAAGCACTGATTTTGGCACCATCCATTACGATCCGGGAGCAGTGGGTAGCAAGAATTGAGGAAGCTTTTTTATGTGAGGGCATACAGGGGGAAGATTTTCTTTCACAGAATTTAAAACAGCCAAAGGCGATCACGGTTGCAACCTATCAGGCATTGCACAGTGCCATGACAAGATTTCAGGGAACGCAGGAAGATGCAGGGACGGAGAGTGGCACAGGCACAGACGAGTGCTTAGCGGAGAATGAGATAGAAGAAGTAGATTACAGCGGTTTTGATCTGGTTGGAGCGATGAAAGAGGCAGGAATCGAAGTGCTCTGTCTGGATGAATGCCACCATCTGCGAAGCGAATGGTGGAAAGCGTTAGAAGATTTCAAAAAACAGGTGGACAACCTAAAAATCATAGCGTTGACCGCAACACCGCCGTATGATTCCACACCGGCTATGTGGACGCGGTACATGAATATGTGTGGAGAGATTGATGAAGAGATCACGATACCGGAACTCGTAAAAGAGGGAAGTCTCTGCCCGCATCAGGATTATGTCTACTTCAACTATCCGACAAAAGAGGAAGAGCAGGAAATCAGACGTTTTGAAGAACGCAGCAAAGCAATGACAGAAAAAATTATGCAGGATACACAGTTTCTTACATATGTGAGAAGCCATAAGGGGTTCAGTGGACAGCTCTCGGATGATCTGCTGCTGGATAATCCGTCATATCTGGCATCACTGTTGATTTATTTACAGAGCAAAAATGTTGCATTTCCGTCCAGATTACAGAGACTTTTGGGAGCAAAAAAATTACCGGCCATGAATGTGCAATGGATGGAGCGTCTGTTACAGGGATTCTTGTATGATGATGTGGATTCATACCTGTGTGACAAGACATATCGTGAATTGCTAATTGCTGATTTAAAATCCGACGGTCTGATAGAAAAGAAAAAAGTCGTCATGACGAAAAGTGCGGCAGTGGAAAAAATGCTTACCAATTCCCTTGGAAAATGTAACAGCATCCGTGATATTGTGTTCCATGAATATGAGGCATCCGGTCAGGATTTAAGGCTGCTTGTTTTGACAGATTACATCCGGAAAGAATATGAAAAAGCCATTGGAAATACAGAATACGACGTAAACTCGCTTGGAGTACTTCCGTTTTTTGAAATGCTCCGTCGTGAAAATGAAAAGAAAAACAAACAAATCCGTTTTGGTGTACTCTGTGGGACGATTGTGATCATTCCGGCAGAGGCAAGAGAGGCATTAGAGCAGGCGATTGGAACGAGTGGAAAAGTCACATTCAGCAGGATCGGAAATCTTTCTGAAACGGATTATCTTAAAGTGACAGCTGTTGGAAATGCACATTTTCTGACAGGGGCAGTAACCGATGTTTTTTCAAAAGGCTATATGCAGGTGCTGATCGGCACAAAATCACTGTTAGGGGAAGGATGGGATTCTCCGTGTATCAATTCCCTGATCCTTGCAAGCTTTGTTGGCTCATTTATGTTGAGCAACCAGATGAGAGGGCGTGCCATCCGTGTGATGAAAGAACAGCCGGAAAAAACAAGTAACATCTGGCATTTAGTCTGCTTAAGACCATGGAATGAAGTACTGAAGGCAGATGACAATCAGATCAGCGAAGATTACAGTATGCTGGAACGAAGGATGGAACATTTTCTGGGTCTGCATTACACAGAAAATACGATTGAAAATGGAATGAAACGGTTGTCAGTTATTAAAACTCCATTTAATAAAACGAATATTGACAGGATAAACAGGCAAATGCTGAAAATGTCGGGACAGCGCGATACGTTAAAAGACCGTTGGAACAGTGCACTGGCAGTCTATGACAAAATGGATATTGTGGATGAGACAGATGTAAAAGACAAATTTGTTACAAGTGTTGTTTTCTGGGATGCGATTCTTACAATGATCCTGTCAGGAATTATACTCCTGATTGGGGCGATTGGGGCAGGTGTTGTTGCGGCAGCGTCCAGAAATGGACATTTAGCCGGAATTTGCTATTTCTTCATTGCTGCCGGACTGACTGGAATTATGATACGTTTCCCGAAAATTTTCATGCTGGGCAGTCCGCTAAAAAGATTAAAGGCATTTGGAAATGGAATCCGCAAAGCATTAGAGGAGCAGCAGCTTCTGGAAGAAACGCACTGCAAAGTAGTGGCAGAATCGCATGGACCAGATAACCATATTATTTATCTGTCCGGTGGAAGCGGAAGAGATAAAGCGTTGTTCGCACAGTGCGTCAATGAATTTTTTGATGTGATCGACAACCAGCGCTACATACTTGTGAAAAGAAAAGGACACAAAGGACTGAACGGTTTCTATGCCATTCCGAATTGTTTTGCGAAAAAGAAGGAGGATGCGGAACGTTTTGAAAAATGCATGCATCCGTATATTGGAAACTATGACTGTGTGTATACAAGAAATGAAAAAGGAAGAGAACTTCTGTTAGAAGGCAGGGTGAAGGCACTTGCCAATCGGGAGGAGCGGTGTATTTCCCGCAAAAAAGTAAAAGGGGCGTTAGAATAG